TATACCCTCCGCCCCTAAGTCTGGCAGAACTCCATGAGCCCCTCGGTAAGGGCTTTGTGGGGTGTCTCATTGCATCCTTACTCTTAGCCTGTCTTTCGACCTTATTCCACTCCTGTTCGATCCTCTGCTGATCTGAGAGGTTTTTCATGGTAGGGCTAACTCTGAGGGCCAGCGTTACGGCTACCAGTGCGGAAAAGTATTCGGGCCATGACGCAATATCATTGATGACTGTATTCTTAACGTACTGAACATAGATCGCATCTAGGTCGGTGAACCAGTGGGTTAAACCTTCCTCATACTGAGTGAGAGGTGATCTCATATATTCGTCAGAATAGATACCTGAAACTTTAAGCAAGTCAGTAGGTTTGGTGTGACCATTCTTGAAGCCAAACTCAGTCTCGATCTCGTTATCGTATCCGATCTTCACTGACTGCCGTAGGAATATCCAATCGTTATCTTCCGCGAGTCGAGCAACCAGTCCTTGGTCCCAAGCGTTGTCTAGCAAATACCGAGACTCTATATCGTTTGTCAGTGAAGATAGATGGCGCTCCCCTAATAGAGTGAGTGCCTCGTTATACAATCCCAGTATCGTAGCCATTATGCTGCCGCTTTATGTGTGAGCTGTTCGTTAGCTTCGTCCTTGTTTTCCATTCCGTCTTGAACGATATCGCCTGTCACCTTATCAACCAAGCACCATTTGCGTACCTTGCCCTTGTAGATGGCTTCATACTCTCGGTCCTCAACATCATCACCTGATGTTAAATCGAAACTCTCAATGATCTTGATATAAAGTTTATTATCTCCCTTGCGCTGAACAAAGGCACGGGCCAACCAAGAATTGTCCTCGCATATTAGTCTGATCTCATCTCGAGCCTGAATGAATCGTCCAGCGTGTTGCCAGAAACTGGGCTCACATGCGTCATCAAGCGTGACGCCGACAGGGATGACAGCTTGCCATAGTTGAAAGGAAAACTTGCCTTCCGTTAATCCTGTTCTGTGTAATGGGGTGTGTGTTGCCATATAATCCTCTGCATTAAAAAAAAGAATCCCCCTCCGTAGAAGGGGACTCCAACACGGATATTAGTCCGTATCAGTGGCTACTATTGCCACGCCGTCTGATAGATCAGCAGCGCCGCCAGCAGCGACTGAGTTAACGATATAGAAGTGAGCCACACTCGCGTCAGATGAGCTCTGAAGCACGATGTCGCCTACCTTCATACCTAGGTCATCACCATTAGAGATGTAGCCTGTTACTCGGACTACAGTCGCCGCATCAGTGGATGAATACATCCAGAGATTTGGTGATGTTGTACCCACAGCAGCAATTGCAAGCCGTGGAGGGTTAGTTGTTGCGTAAGCCATAAGTTAATCTCCTAGCTGTAAGCTGAATCGTCATGAAGCATTTTCACAACACCAGCGTTTTGTAAAAGGGCAGACCCCATGAACACGGAAGCGCGACACCAAGATTTGTCATTCTTTTCGTCGTAGCCTACATGAGTATTCATGGTATCCATGTCACACGCATGACCAATCGCGTTCTTGTTGTACATGAAGCACGTTGCGCTACCCGTACCCACTCCTGGAAGTGCAGGGTTGACGATCCAGTTCACACCCCACCACTTAAACGCATCATCCTTCGACACGCCATCAAATGGCTTAGTGTTAATGAAGTCAGCAGACGAGAACTCATTGATGCCCATTAGATAAGCATGATAAGCCGGAGTGATCTGTGCGAAGACCTCATCACTTCCGCCAGCCGCAAACGCATTTGCCAGCTTAGTCTTAGCCGTTGAGACTAACGCCAGAGTAGCTACAGCAGCAGCGCCCCAAGTTACAGTTGCTGTTGCCAGCTCTGTATTGATGTCTGTATCGATCTTGCGATTGATAACAGCCTGAGACGTACGTTGCATTAGCGCACGTTGATCACCCTGACCAGCGAAGATATTGAACCGAGTCTTCTCTGGAACGTCATGCCACTCAACCAGAGTCGCAGTCGTTTGGGTTAGTGAATCGGGTCGCGTAGGGATGTCACCGTTAGCGCCACGAGTTACGGCGGTAGCACCACCACTGTCCGCTACTAAGAAGACAGCAGAACCACCCTCTTTAACGAACTCTTTTACCACAGTCTTACGGACTAGGGATTCTGATTTCTCGAACCCAGCAATAGTCTCGTTGCGGTACTTTACTTGAAAAGCTGTTTCAGCCATTTCATATTACCTCAATAAAATTAAAAGAAAATGAATGTTCTTCATGCTGGGTATCAGTGTCATGCTTTAGCGAGGTGTCCTTTCGGAGTCGAACCACATGAGCTACTGGGCTTTCTGAAAAACTGGTGGGGAGTTAACGTCGCCCCAAGACGGATACTAATGACCTCGTTGCTGATACGCCACTTGCTGCTCAAGTGCTTTATCGTAACGCGCTTGGAAGTCTGCGCTTTGATACTTCGCCCTATCGGACGGGTCATCGCTTCGCATTAATTTATTAGCCTCACTTAAGATGTCGTTCATTGCTGACATCTGTGCTGCCGTGTTTGGAACAATACTTGCCATCGGATTAATCTGTCGACCGATGTCTGTGAACCAGTTCATAAACTCAGGCGAGTTGAACAGTGCAGTGCCGTCAGGCATACGTGCCTGAGAGAAGTCATCCCTAACACCCTCTGGTAGCCCCTCTAGCTGGTTCTGAATGATGTTTAAGTTAGTCTGGTAGTCATTACCCCAAGTCTCACGTAAAGCCTGTTGAGCGCTCTGTGCGTCGAGATTGTCTTGGGTGTAACGCTGGTCCTCAGCCGCCTGTTGAGCCAGTCCTCGAGTGCCTAGGAACTCTGTCGCTAGGTCAGACATGACATCAGGTGATACGTTATGATGATGTGCCGCCTTTAGTACAGCGTCCATAATCCCCTTGTCATCCTCCCCTAGGACCATACCCTCACCCAGATTGAGCTTGTATTGATCTGGAGACTCAGGAATCCCTCGGCTTTGCCTGTACTCGGCTAGCTGTTCTGGTGTCGCGTTATCTGGTAGTTCGCTACTCAGACCTTTTGAAATCTTGTCTCGTCCTTCCCAGAACGATTTAACAAAGTCATCCGTTGACTTGTATCGACCTAGCTGGGCTGCTTTCTTTTCATCGCCCATACTAAAGTCATCACGCCAGTTCTCTGGCGTGTACCCAAACGGTGTGTCCGGTGCGACGGTCCCTGTTACTGCTGTTGTTACTTCCGTCTCTTGAGGTGTCGACTCTACAGTCGCGTCAAGTTCTTCAGTCATCTAATTTCCCTACTGCTATGTGTGTTGTATGTAAGATTCGTTGACCCGTGTGAATTCTCCCTGCGAGAAACGCTGAGTCATGTGTGTCTCCGGCGTAAGGCATATCATGCATCCTGCATAGCTTCACCATGATCGCGTTAAGACATAACGTCTGCTGCGGTGGTGTTGCCTCACCCCTGTGTACTGCTTGAATAGCTAGGATCTCCTCCTTATGCAAGGTTAGGTCCATTACTACATCAGGCTGCTGTTTCAACGTCACCCCCTGCTGCTGCCATCTCTGCCATCTGTTGGGCTTGCTGCTGCATTGCCTGTTGCTGCCTTGCTATCATTACATCCTCCTCAGTCCTTAGCCATGACGCATTACCGCCCGAGCCAATGATTGCGTCCCTCAGTCCAATGTCTGCATTGAAGTTGCCAATAGCCTGTGGATCAACCTGACCAGCCATCGTAGTAAACTCTACCGCTTGGACAAATAACTGACCCTTGATCTTCTCACTAGCCTCTGAGATTGGTGAGCTAAACTTAAAGTCTAAGTCGATACCCTTCAGTGACTCAGGAATGTCATACGCCGATCCGAACTTATTGTTAACAGTCAGCAGATCAAACGTGATCTCACATAACTGACCGTTGTATTCCTCCTCCATAGGTGAGAACAATGGCAATGCCTGACGCTGGAACTCAGCCATACGCTCACTGACTTCATAAGCCGTCATGCCAGCCGTGTTTGGCAGTGTCAGTTTGTTGAGGTAGAAACCCTCCGCAATACTTGTCTGCAAATCCTGATGCATCTGGAAGCCCAGAGGTAACCCTCCACGGTCCAGCCCAAGGGGTCTTAGAACCTCACCAAGCCTCTCGTCATACTTCTCGTCAACCCAAGTCACCCCGCCAGCATATACGTTCACATCCGATCTGAGGGCGTTCTGTGTAGCTAGCAAAGGCGGTCTAACAAACAACTCACCCGCTTCTACTAGAGTGTGTGCCATCGCTTGCAATGTCCGAGCGTCTGGCAATGATGCCATCGTCGCTGGGCTGTAAGCGTACTGTGAGCCAGCTAGGGTCGCGAACCGAGGAACAATGTAGAACTTATTCGTTATCCCTTTCTGCTCGAGTATGTGCTTGTTAGCCGTATCGATGAAAGTAGATATGTAAGGGTTCTTGTCGTCAGAGTCGAAGTGACCCACGGGCATGACAATGTGCTGACATGCGACTTCCTGCTCAGGGTCCTTATCGAGTAGCTCTATCATCCGAGCATGTAGGGCATCCCTCCCGAACGTATCTGCCAGTTGTCGGATAGTGGGCTTCCATTTCCTTACCACCGTGCATACCTGACCACGCTCATCCTCAGACCACGCACAGTCTCTCAAGTGCCACGTCCGATACAGAAGCGAGTCGTACTTCATCGAATACTCTGCCGACATTACTGCCTGACCGAATGTGAAGAAGTCATGATCCGCTTCCTTTGCTGCTCTCATGAATCCAGTTCCTTGGAACTTCATCAGATTAGCCTGACGCTTAGTGAGCCATTCGAGATAACTCTTACCCGCATGATCCAACTCAGCCTCAGCAACTAGCTCAAACCAGTTCTCACTTCGAAGCATGGACCCAGCAAGATTAGCTAGGTCACGTCGAGCCCGTACAGGGAAGCTATCAACTAAGTGATCACCGAACTCTCTACCGACATTGTTAATCTCTGTGAAGTCTGCCCGCTCAGGATAGAAGTTATCCGCAATAGCTTGCCAAAGTGAATTGACGCCTTCTTTCTTTCTGAACAGTTCGTCACAGTGCTTAATGAGTCGGTCTTTATTCATTTATCTCCACCACCGTGGAAACGACTGAAGTACTCACCCGCCAGCCGACTGCCTCGACCCCTGTCCTCGTCAAGCCGACGATTCGTCTTACGGTTTGGATTGTATTGAGCTCCATCCATCCACCACGGCATAAACTGAGGCATGGGTGTAATCCCTCTAGCCTCCATCTGCTCTCGATTCATCGGGCTCTTGCCATCGTGGTAGTACCCACCAACATTTGACGCTTGAGACGGCTTGTACTCGACGTTCGGGTTTCTCGGGTTTAACCCTGATAAATTCTTAACTGCTGATCCCATTATTCCAGACCTCCGGATTTCTGTGTTAGTAATGTAGCTGTCCGACCTGAACCCTTCTTAGCCCTAGCTCTTTTCTTTGCCGCTAGCAGTGCCGCATTGTCCGGTAGTGGTTGTTCAATCTGCTCGGGTAACTCTGGGTACTCAGGATATGCGGGCAGTGCAGGAAAGTTGATCGTGGGATAAGAACCACCCCAGCCACCACCACCTTCACCACGCCAACTCGTATCAATCTCATTCGGACCTAAGACCCACGGCGTAGGTTTGGGCATTGGATTGCCGAAGTCATCATAACCGTAACGACCATCAGCAGGACCCGTTTGTGCGCCACCACCTCGTCCACCAGTTTGTCCACCACCCCACGGCTGAATAGTTTCGCCTCTACCGTCGTACTGTACGCCGTTCGCTAACGTTGTATATGCCTTCGGTTTGGGATGAGTCCCCTTCTTCTTACCGCCCATTGCTTGCTCTCATTTAATCTCTCCAGTTGTTTATCTAAGTCGTTTGGCGTACTGAGTCATTGAGCGCTTCTGAAAGTTAACCCGCGGGATGTGTTGAAACTCTCCAGCCCCCTTTGACTTTGTGATGCCCTTGAATAACGACGTCAGTCCCCACACTAGCCAGTCGACACGGTCCGGTGATCCCGTACCCTTGTAACCGCTCAGTGTGAAGTCAACCATCTGATTTTCAAGTTCAGGGAAGACACCAGCGTGTTTAACCTTGCCTTTTTCGTACAGAGCAGCTATTGGCTCGGCACGTATATGTTTACCACGAGTAGCGGTCACCATCTTAAACGCCATAGGAAGATCGTCAGTCTCGATGACAG